GACAAGGCCGTTGCGATCGCCGGCGACGACCTCGCAATCAATGGCGTCCTAAAGGAGAGACCTGGCTGGAAAGTCATGAGCTCACGCCTCACCATCGTGGCCAAGCCCTCAGTCGAAAAGAGAGCTCCCTTCTGCTCCTGGCTCCTGACCCCCAACGGCATAATCAAGGAGCCAAGTATGGTTTTCGCCAAGCTGATGATAGCACGCGACCGCCGTGAAGAAGCTTTGGTTCTTACAAGTCTTCTCAGTGAGGTGGCCGTCGGGTACCACATGGGCGACCACGTCTACGACCACCTCGATGAACTTGCTCTGGCCTACCACTTCTGGTTGATCCGTTACTTTGTGACGAACGCTCCAATTCGTTTCCGACTTCTGCTCTCCACACGCTCCATTGAGAATGTTTTATCGCGTGTTTGGCACCTCCTCGACGAGAAAGTCGCGCGAGATTTGCGCGATCTAACGGATGCCATTGGCGCTATGTGGATGCTCGACGCTCGCCCTCTTCGCATCGCTTCTTCGATTTTGGGGCGCATGGGGGGTTTAAACTTACGTGAATTCAGAATTTTCGACAACCTTCTGCACCGATCTCAGAATTACTGAAAACATGTCTTGGAGCGCTTCCCAACTCGTCAACTTCTCTCCCGCCACTGACGCACCACGTGCCGTCCACACGCTCGCTTTCGAACTGCGAGCCCGAGATGAAGGCGAGATCACCAGTCGTGTGTTGCACCAATTGCCTCGCGTTGTCGCAGTCACCCTCGGCTACACTCGCGCTCGCTGGTTGGATTGCCGCGTCACTTTCGTCCCTTCTGCCAATCTTTTCGGCAGATCCGTTGTTGTTTGTTGCGCTTTTGGTCCTGACAACCTGGCACCCGTTGACGTCACCGAATTGAATGAGCGAGCAACCTGCTCTTTCAACTCTTCTGGCTCAAGCCAAACTCTGCCCGCCATCATGACCTTCCCACTCTCTTTCGAGGACGCCGGCACCTCTGAACTTGTCCGCCCCCCTCCAGTCGAACTCCAGCGTTCGAGCTTTTCCATTTCTTTCGACCTCGCTGGCGATTCTGACCTCGTCGACCTCGGTCCCGAGGAGCCAGTCTTTTCCGTTTTCGTCGCCGGACACATTTCTGTCGGCGGCACCCAATGATTTGCATCTACATAACCGATGCCCAGTCTCACGTTTTCGCATTTTCGTGAAAAAAAA